CTTACCTGCAGCCATCAGAATTAGCGGTCTCGCGAATAATCGTCACGCTCAGGCGCTTGGAAGAACCGCGATAAATTTCAGTCTCGCAACAAATGCTACCAGAAACAAACACGCAAATAATCTGGTCAATGCAATGGTAAACTACTACTTTTCACCAGGTAATTTCTCGCCTCATACGAAACAGATTGCTCTTGGCGCGCTCAACAAAATGCGTGCATATGCGCCTAGTCACTATAATGCCCTTAAATGGTCCGTGGTTCGGAAAGCTCCCAAAATTCTATATAAAAGTGTTGTGAGATAATATATGCCAAGCGCAAGTCTCGTTCGGTATCGGTCTCCCAACAGATCCCCCAACCGGAACAACAATGGGCGCCCACGTCTCCGCCAGGGGCAGGTCCGTCGTATTGTTGCTCTGATTATCACGCTCGTGGTCCTTTTATATCTTAATAACTACGCCATGGAAATGTCTGCTGCGGATGCACTCAAGGTGCGTCGCTCTATTCTCAATTCCTTTTTAAAATTCAAAAATATAGTCCAGACCTGCTTCGCAGGACACGAAAATGTCATTGAGGCGGGTGCATCATCTATAGCGGCAGTTCTTTACCGCAAGTTTCAGACAGGCACGCTGCGTCCAAATGTCGCTAATATGGCAGTTGGAACTATGGCATTTACCATGAGTTATCGAAACGGCGGTGCACGTACATCAAATTTTATAAACAAAATTCACAGGTACAATAATTCTCTCCTTGGTCGCGCGACGGGAAGAACTTCGAGAGATGCAGAAATGGTCAGGACTGGTATCATCACCATGATTGCATGGCTCGTTTCGAGCTTGAAATATTTTGCAACTGAAAATGTTGCAGGTATTGTTCGAGAGGAACTCCGGGTTCGCGGTCTTGAACGTACGACTCCAGCTCGTTTACTCAATTATGGCGCGGCAACACTGAGACTGACACTTTAAAAACCAGACGCGCAGCGACTGTGCATCCCACGGAACAGTTCCTACGGAACTGACTTTAAATATTTTATAATAACAAGATGCCATCTCCACGTCGAACTCGCTCACTGTCGATTGCCGGAAGTGCCACAAGACCTATGACTGCACAGCGCTTGGCAGTTCTAGCAGCATCGTTAAACGTGGCACAGCGTAGACAAGCCACGCCTGCACGTCGCCCACCTGTACGTCGTGCGCCTGCGCGGAGAGCCGCTGCTGCAAACTCTAAACGCAAACTTTTGGAAGCTATAAACAATGTTAAAAATATTATAAGACTCACCGGACAATCACAGGAATATTTAGTATTAGCCAACGCTATAAGAAATTATAGTGCTTTGTCAGCAAATTCCGCAAACATAAATGCAAGAGCAAATGCTATTTTTAGAGCTTACGGTGCTTTACCTGGAGGAGCAGCTGCACTCGGTCCTCGCACCAAGCTCCAAGTCGCAAGAAAACTCCAGCACCTCGCCAAAATATATTCGAATAGACATGGAAATGCACTCTATGAAGCGGGTTTAAGATATGGAACACACGGGATGCCCGGTGGATATTTTCTTCGAAGTGTAGCTCGGAGACTGGCTTAAAATTAATTTTACTTTAAAATTCATGGAAGCTATTGCCCATGACATATGGACTTCACTCGGTCCTGGATACTCAGAGAGTGTGTACCACTCAGCCTTTGAGGTGGCTCTGAGAAAACATGGCATTTCATACGATACGGAAAGGATAATTCCCGTATATTATGAGGGTCTAAATGTCGGTCACGTCAGGGCTGACCTCATCGTGGGCGACACCGTCATAGAACTCAAGTCTGTCTCCCGCCTTACCGAGCAATTTCGAATTCAAATTCAAAATTACATGAGACTCCTGGGTCTCCAGAAAGGGTACCTCATCAACTTCCCCATGGGTCACGCAGCCACTCCCGAAATTGAATCAATTTTGATCCAAAATTAAGACTCCCTGATATTTTTCAATTTTGATTCAAAATTAAAAATTATATGGTCCTGATCATCTCCCACTCGAGTTCCTCGCATATTTTCCTCCATATCTGATCCTGGATATACAGTTTCTCCTTGGACTTGAGCAGGGGAAAACATGGAAGGTACATATCCTCCCCGAGCAATTCACACATTTTATAAAGGACATATGAATAACTCAAAAAGTTTTTGCGGGCGGGTGGCTTGTGCTTCTCGAACGGTGCCTGAATCTTGTGAAACATGAGACGGAGCTTGTCTTCAAGTGGTTGGTCCATCGTTGGAGGAGTGATACCACCTAGTATAGTTGCAATATAGGGCGCGTGCTCATAGTACTTGTTCTTGTCGAGCTTTTTCAATAAGGCTCTCACCTTTTCATGAGTAATCTCATCGAGGTTCTTAATCTTCATCTTCCTAAATTCCGTCCTCAGTTGTCCTATGACATCCTCGGGGACGCTCGTCGATTCCTTCGCCTGAAACTGTGAAATCCATTCGTTAAAATGGTTCTCACGTTTGTAGGAATATACGACATTCTTCTCAATCTCTTGCTCCTCCTTGAACCCGAGCTCCTCTGATAAAAAGTACTCTGTGTGTCCACACTCCATGCATATGATATCGCTTTGCTGATCATCAAGCACCTTGGTAAAAGCTTTTCCGCAGTTTTTACAGGGCTCCACGTCCACCTCGCACTTTTTCTCAAAACATTCATCCTCGTCCTCAACCTCCTTGAGATATTTTTGATAGATGTCCTTTCTCTGAACGCCCGTGCGTGACCCAATCTGGAGGTTTGCAACTGTCTTGGTCGTGGAGACGGTCGGCAAACTAACCCCTGTGTATTCCCGAATAACGGGAACGCACATGAGTAAATAATCCGCCAGCTCGTCCGCAGATTTACAGTTCCGTATTCTTTCATCGTACCTTGCTTCCATTATATAAAAAACATATTATTTCTTAATTAATCAATTTTTGGAGCTAAATAAAATTTCAAATCTCCTAGATTTGCAATTGTATATCTGAAAACAATGGGCATATTTTCATTATTTGCATCCTGCATAATCTGTATACTGGAACACATGTTTGTCGCCTTGGTGAAAAGGTTGATGTATTTGAGACTGAAGCACCCGCCGACGCGCTCATCAGGTCCTTTGTCAGCACACTCGATGTCAGTCTTTTGGTTGGCAAAGTCGCCTATGCAGCTCAGCTCGAGTGTGTGCCCATGACGGAAAATACTAATCTCATTCGAAAGATTACCCATGTCCCGGGTATATCTCTGGAAGTCAATAGAGGGCATTGTAGTCACCAGGTTCATATGAATATCCGGGAGATCCAGTATGTCCTCGTTGATGTCAAGCAATTTTAGTTTAAAATTAGTAAATGATTTCTTGACTGAGTTTTCTATCGCTATGTCCATATAGTCCCGACCGGTTATGGACATAGTCAGGGTATCCTGACTCGTGATGGACTTGAGAAGCTTGTACACATTTGCCATGTTCAGACCGGCGATGATGTCAGCCTGACACTCATACTCTTCGAAATTTTCAGCCCCAAGAACCATATGCACCAGGGTAACACGAGCCGTATCCAGGGTCAAGACGTGAACACCCTTGTCTGTAAAATAGACATTCACGTCATTGATGATATCCTTGAGCACCTCGAAAACAGATTTAAGCGCCGAGGCTTGTATAGTCTTTAGATGCATTAATAAGTGTGCGTTTTTTCCCTCTAAGTGTTTGAACTTCTAATTTGCTGCATTGCATCTGCAATATTAGTTGAAATTTTAGCTTCCAGCTCGGGGGTGATTTCCGGCTGAAGCTGTTGACCGAATTTGTCAAATTCGAAAAGGGTTGGCATTTCAGTACCGTCTATGTTCGAACAGGAGCTGGGACTGGGGTCCCAGGACTCAAACTCGAATGGAATCATAGACTCAAGCCACGGCTTGATGTCGCCTCCAACTTTCATGACTCCCTCATTGGTCACAAGAGTTGGGACCATGGTGATCTTCTTGGAGGGGACTCCCAGCGTCGTGATATTGTGATACCGGATAATTTCATTCAGGGAAGGCTGGGTCTTGATGTACTCGATAATTTGACCTGAAAATTTGCACTTATCAGAATAGACCAGGAGGGCCATTTAAATTAGGTTACTTTTTTTGGACAGGATAATTTCGCAGCTTAATAATAATGAAGGACCTGATGATCCTGCTACTCGTGATTATTGTGGCGTTCCTGGTATGGAACAGCCGGGTCAACCTGTCTGGGTACGTTGCCCCAACGGCAAACACTGGAAACGCGCCCGTCCCACCTGACGTTATCCAGGCAATCATCGAAAAGGTTCAACAGAGCAAGCCAGACGAGTACCCACTCGAAACGCTCTTCGTCACGCCCCAGGCTGACGGCACCTACACAAGCCGTTTCATGTTTTTCAATACTCGCAAGTTTCTGGGAAATCAGTACGATGTCGTCGCAAAGATCCGTGAGGACGGGAACGTTGATATCACAAGCATGACTGAATTTGCAAAGTCAGATCCAAGCGCTGGATACAAGCCCGACACCTACAAACCATATGATGATATTCAGGTAAATTCCACGTCTCAGCTCAGTGCACTACTGGCAACTCGTCCAGAGACGCCTGTGATTACTGACATGCGCCTGGGGACGCGCTCGTGAATTTCCAAAAGAATCCGCCGGATGTTTTTAGTTCTCCCCGAGAACATTTACTTATACCCCCACGTTGAATTCCCAGTTTTTTAGCAGCATTTGTAATTGAATCGTAATTTTCTATTAAAACTTTTCCATCTTTTGACCATTGTTCTACTTTCTTGCTAATTGTTTCAATGAGTTTTTTGCGACAGTCTTCGGAAGGAGACTTACCTTTCATTGCCTTTCTAATTTTAACCTTAATTTCATCTGGTATAGTTTTACCAAAATTATGATGTTTATCACCTTTCTTTGCTGCTAAACGCATACTTGCCTTGTGTTCTTCACTTTTCTTTTTGCCTTTTGATGCTATACTCATTTTTGCGCGAGTTTCTTCACAATGATTACCACCTTTACCTCCTGACAATAGGTTATATCCTTTTGGAGAAATTGTATCATTTTCTTGAATTACTGAAATTTCTCGAGAATCTAATTCTTCTTGTGTACATTCTCCTGACCAGATAAGTTCTATACTAAAATTTTCTTTTCCGTGTTTTTGTATAGCATTTCTTACTCTTATACATTCACTACTTTTTCGGCAATGTGTTTTAAATCTAAATTCAAGAGTATCCCAGGTTTGACCAATGTACTCGTTTTGGTCAAAGTTGTTTGAAATTTTGTAAATTTTCCCAATTACCATACTATTAATAACAAGTTTTTCTTTATAAATGCTGCGCCCGGGGACTCGTTCCTAATTCTAAAGTAAAATTAGATGTCAGTGTCTGCTCAGGACATTGCAAAAATGGAGCATGCTAGGAAAAATGCAAAAAAACAATTTTATAATGCACTCCTTGAACAATTTTGTAGGAAAATTAAAACTTCTGTACAGCTCGGTCAGCGGGAGTGCGTCCTGACAGTCCCTGTGTTTCTGGTCGGATTTCCCAAGTATGATCTCCCAACAACCGTTCGATACATGTGTCGCCAGCTTCAGCGTCTAGGCTACATTGTTAATCTCATGGGTCCCCTAGACATAAAGGTTTGGTGGAAGAAACCTCCTGTCCATCAAATGCTCCCCGAAGAGGTGGAAGAGGTGGAACTCCCCAGTCTCGTGAATTTACAAAAGATGGCGAGTACCCTGAGAAAGAAACCTAGTAAATAATAAATGACTAATTCGCCACGGTACGGACCCATCGGATACGGAAATAACAAAATGCCCAGATGGATGAAACTTATTTTTGAAAGCTCAAAAAGTCTATCTCCACTGAGATCTCACCCCTTGAGTTCTCCGTCCATCAGGGTGATCAGACGGCGTGTGCGGAGAGTCAAAGCTAAATAAGTCCTTGTATCTTATTAACAATGGAACTCATCAACGAATCCGAGCGTCGTTTCACGAAAAAACTGTGCGATTCAATGACACCCACCATGATCGAGACGTTCTGGGAGATTTGGCTCGAGGCTCAGAAGGAGGCAAAAGGGAAGAACACGGTCCAGGTGTTCCAGCAGCTCCTCCGTGACGTCAAGACATGGAATTCTTCAATTTCAAACAAAAATACAGAGGCGATCGTCAAGAGTAACCCTATGTTCCCCAAGCTACTCGCCGCAGTCTTTGTGATTCATGTCAAGATTCTGAGCGCAATTCGCACTGATAAAAAGTCGAAGAAGATTTCAATCAAGCTTCCAGCCAATGACGTGTTTGTCCAGCGCGTCTATGAGGCGTGCGCTAAGGATATTTACGAGGACCCAGATATCATCGTCAACAAGAACCACGGGGATGAGCACAGAAAGAAGGAGCTTCACAAGCGTTTCGTCCATCACATCTGTGAGATCATCGAGCAACTCGTGCCCATGGCTGAAATCCTGGACACGTACCTGAGTATGCCAACAGGTGATGAGGGTATGAATTTTGACGAGGAGGAAGAGGAAATGGAGCCACAGGAGGAACTCGATGCCCCGGGTGAGGAGATGCCCGCCGCAGATCCCGTCGAGGGTCTCCCGACAAATAACATGCAATTTGGACAAACCCCAGGAGGAAGCGAGACTGTGACCGTGAACAACTCATTGACCCCTCCTTCTGTTCCTGGTGGTACGCCAGCACCTGTTCAGGAGCAGAATCAGAATTTGTTTGATGACGCTCCAGATGATGTGAATGTGAAGAAAATCCCATAAAACTAATGTTTTACTTTATTAGAACATGGAACAGTACTTCCAAGAGCCGACCAGTGCCGCACTCATAGCAGCAGCTGTCACTATGGGATACGTCTTTATTCGTTCCAAAATGAATGGAGATGGAAAAATTAAAAATTCAGATTATTTCAAGCCGGCTTTTCTCGTCGGTCTTTTGGTTTACTTTATTGTGAGCCATGGGCAGGGATCTCACGGTCAGGCGACAAAGGAACCGTTTTAGAGTTAAAGAATTAAATAGTAAAAAAGGGATGGCGTCGTACACCGCATTCAATGAAATGTACACCCAGTTTCTCGGTGAGCTTGCTCAGACTTTCCCCGAGGAGCCTGCGATTGAAAAGATGCTCAAAAAGCACAAGGATGAGAAAACTTATAAAAAGGTGATGAACAAGCTGAGTCCATGGGCTCAGCAGATTATGGAGAAGGACCCCAAGTTTTTTTGCGAGGAGAATGAGTTTGTCACGACCCTGAATCTGCATGAGATTTGGAAGAAGGATGACGTATCAGAGGCGACGCGTCAGGCGATCTGGCAGTATCTGAGCTCCCTCTACGGCTTTGGCGTGACGCTCCAGATGATCCCACCTCAGTTTATGAATATTATCGAGTCTGAGGCTGAGAATTGCGCCAAGGGACTCAAGGAGTCTGGCGGCGAGCTCAACGAGGCGAACATTATGGCTGCAGCTCAAAGCATGATGAGCAAGCTCATGGCGGGCGGGGGTTTCCCAGGACTTCCGGGTGCTCCACCTCAGCGAAAGGCGACCAAGAAGGACTTTATGGCACTGGACTAAAGACGAGTCGCGAAGCGACTCAGATCCAGGCTCTGACGGACAGTCCCTTCGGGACTGGACTAAAAACAAATCTCACTAAATTACAGCATGGATCCAAAAGAGATTTTCAGAACGAGCGAGCTTTTAAACTTTTGGCCGACCGCCACCCAGACGGCACGTGAGCGCGTCGCGGCGACGACCCGTTTTATCCTATACGCCACCTGCATCATTTACATTATTAACCGTGATGTACGGGTTTTTGCTCTTGGTATCCTCGCAATCGCAATCCTGTATTACCTCATGACCATGAATATGATTTCTGATGGAAAATTGCGTCCATCTTCTACAGACGGTCGCGTTCCCGGTCCTCTTCGCGGTGAGGTGACCCTGCCTACACTGAACAATTCCATGGGCAACGTCCTTCTGAGCGACTACGTGGACAATCCAGACCGTCCAGCAGCAGCATGGTACCCAAGCATGCGCGCAGAGGTTCAGAACACCTGGAGCCAGATTCACCCATTCGAGCGTCAGCGCGATGCTGAACGCAATTTTTACACCATGCCTTCGTCCACTATTCCCAATGACCAAGCAGCATTCGCATACGGTGCATTTGGCAAGCCGTTCGCACCAAAGTGTCACGACCAGGGCGGTGCCGCTTGCGACCCAGACCGCTTCTACTCTGCCTTCCCAGAGAGACCTCAAATGCGTGCAGGAAACGGAAGTTAGATTAAAATATAGACAGGTATTAATAAAATGCCAACTCTGGACAATAGCCACAACATCCTCCAGAAGGATGTTTGGATTGGTCCCGCCCAGGTTGTTTTGGCAGACAAGACCGATGTCGAGAGCATGCTCCGCGAAAAGTCAACCTCTGCATGGAACAAGGGCTGGTCAGAGAAGCCATACGACTTCCCCAACACCTATGTGAATCTTCCTCTGCGCGTGCTCATGTGGAACCCAATTACCACGTTTGGCGACATTCAGAATGAGCGATTCGACCAGCGTTATAACAGCAAAAAGCCAAAAACGTTCAGCCGGTGAGGTGCAGATTTTGGACCCGGTAACTTTTATCAGGCTATATTAGAAAATGACCAAAACACATGAGCAATTTGTAGATAATTCTCGAAATATTCATGGAAATAAATATGAATATCCCGAGGAATATAAGAAAAGTTTGATACCAATCAATATAAGATGTATAAAACACGGTGTTTTTTTACAGAAACCTAAACATCATCTGGTAGGGAAAGGATGTCCAAAATGTAGTCCAACAGCTGTAAGAACAAAAGAACAATTTTTAGAAAGTGCTTATAAAGTTCATGGTGATAAATATGAATATCCAGATGAATATATAAATGAAAAAACTAAAATAAATATTTTATGTTTCAAACATGGACTTTTTAAGCAGAGACCTGATTCACATATTAATAGTAAACAAGGTTGTCCTAAATGTTGTAGAAGTAAAGGAACATCGAATTCTGCTATAAACTGGCTAAAAAGTCTTAATATTTCAAACTTGCAAACTTTTGATAGTCCAGAAGGAGAATATAGAATTCCAGAAACGAAATTTAAAGTTGATGGTTATGATAAACTAACTAATACAGTATATGAATATCATGGAACATATTGGCATGGGCATCCAAGTCATAAAAATTTTAAAGAAGATGATAAACATCCAACAATTAACTTGACATGGAAAGATCTTTATAATAAAACCGTAGAACGAGATGGAAAGATTATAGATTTAGGGTACAACCTGGTTGTCAGGTGGGAGGCTGAAAAAAATAGAATATAAATATATAGTGTGATGGATCCCTTGGCCATTGCAGCAGTGGTCGGTCTTGTGTTTGCCGGAAAGCGACTTGCGGATGGGCGTGAAGAAAACACCCAGACAGGTCGCAAACCTTTACCTGCAACCACTAAACCCTTTACTCGTCGGGACATAGATTTGATGGGGAATAGCCGGGATCAGTCTAAGGATTATTCCGACTTTATGAACACGCCCCCCGATGTAGGTCGGCGTGTCGGAGATTGGCGTCTCCAGCCCAAGGAGGCTGTTGCAAATCTTCAGGATGTTACACAAACAAATTCTCGTTTTCCATTTGGTCAGCCAGTCTATGACATGTACAACCGTCAGTATGTTACAAACAAGATGAACAATGTGAGCCCCCTCGAGGCTCCCAACACAGTGGGACCAGGTCTGGGCGTGGGACCCAATGTCAAAGCATCCGGTGGTTTCCACGATTACTTCCGTGCTCTTCCAAACAATATTAATGAGGAAAAGCTCACGACAATTGAGGGTCGTCCAGGACCACCTAACCCCGTCGTCAAGAATGGCGGCGCCGGTGGTATTGGTGATATTACACACAATGCTGCCCAGACAAAGACGGCGTTCCGCCCACCAGGTGCTTTCGGTGGTGGCGGTGCCCAGGGTGCCCTGGTTGCCCCAGAGGGACGCCCAGATTACCTGCGTACACGCAAAACGACTCGGCGCCAGGAATCAGGGCTTCGCACAGACACTCTTTCAGAGGGTCCTCCAAGCTATTTCGTGCAGCAGCCATATGCAGGAGGTACAACTTCTTACACCGACAAGGCACTCACTCGCGCAAGCGGCGATCGTTCCAAGCCAGATCGTGCAGCAAATGGTGCTCGTATGAACGTCCGCAACGACCCAGTGAACCAGGTGGGCGCAGCAACCCAGCTCCGTCCAGAGGCTGAAATTCTTCCAGCGCCACCCATGGGTCCCACAGGAGTCAACCAGGGACGTGGCATATTACCACCTCAATACGATGATCCACTCAACGAGCAAAAATCAAACCCCAATCCACGTGGAGAGCCCAACTTTTTGGACATTGCCATTCAGCAGCTTGAAAAGAATCCATTGGCTTATTCCCTGGCACGCCCTCCTCAAGTGTCTGTGAACTGTTGATTAAACCCGTGTGAAGTCCATTAAAAAAATATAGACAGAAAGTAAATGTCTGGAGGTGTCGTTCAACTCGTAGCAGTCGGACCTCAGGACGCTTGGCTGACAGGCAAGCCCGAGGTCTCTTTCTACCGGTCGAACTACAAGCGTTATACTCACTATGCCAACTCAGTGGAGCGTCAGGTTATTCAGGGCGCCCCCATTGCCAACGGCATTTCCACTATCCGTTTCGAGAAGAAGGGCGATCTGCTCAGCTACGTGTACCTGACTGCCCGTGACAACAACGGTGCAGGCATCGTGGGTCTGGATTGGTCCAAGGTTATTGACAAGGTGGAGCTGATGATCGGCGGTCAGATTGTGGATACCCACGACTTCGAGTACATGACCGACATTGAGCCAATTGTGGGCGCTCGCACCTTTTCCGAGCGTTACCTGAACTCAAGCAGCAGCACTCTGAATAACCAGAAGGCTTCATTTTTCCCACTCAAGTTTTTCTTCTGCAAGGAATGGTCAGTGGCTCTGCCCCTGATTGGTCTGCAGTTCCATGATGTGGAGCTGCGCATCACCTGGTCTCCCTACCTGACCCAGAACATCACCATCGGTCCCACCACCTACCCAGTCCTGTCCGTCCCCAACGCAACCGCAAACGTGTTCAGCGTTGACCAGGGCAAGCTGGCATATTCCAACACAGCCAACTTGGTCGTGTCTCAGACCACCGGTCCCCTGTTCCCAGGCATGCTTCTGGCATCAGCCACCTCGAACCTCCAGGGTAACGTGGCGGTCGTGCAGGGTTTCTTCTCTAACGTCACCGGCGGCACCTCAAATGTGGCAAACGTCATAATCGCCGGGTCCAACACTGGTATTATCAATGCTGCCTCCATCTTCAGCACGTCTGTTGGTGGTGCACTGAACGCCTACGCTCCAGCTGTGTCCGCCCAGATTCCTCTGGCAATTGCAGCAGGTACCGCAGCATCCACCACAAAGAGCATCACTCTGACCCAGCTTTCAAGCTACAGCGGCACTGGAACCATCACAGTTGGTCAGTACGTGGCGGGTGTGCCTTGGGCTGGACCAGTGTACGTGTCAAGCACGTCTAACATCGCAAACAGCAACGTGACCGTGACTTACCCATCCCAGGTGACTGGTCCAGTTCTGGCTGGCACCACCATCTCCTTCTTCACAGGTACTGCAAACACAACCACCACCTATTCCCAGGTGCAGTTTGCAGCATGGTCCAACTTCGTGTACCTGGATCAGTCTGAGCGTGACTGGTTCGCCAAAGAGAAGCAGGATCTGCTGATCACCCAGGTGCAGCGCATCGTGATGGGCACCAACCCAGTCCAGGAGCTGGCACTGGCTCAGCCAGTCAAGTTCATCGCCTTCCCTTGTGTGAACTATAACCAGATTTACGCCAACGGTGCAGGCTCTACCACTGCTGCCAACTACCAGCTCAAGACCCAGGTGAACGGTGTGGACGTAGGCGACTCCCGCCACATGTTCCACTGGGTGGATGTGCCCCAGTACTACAACACTCCTTGGGGCTACGTGCACAACAACGCCCTCGCCAATGTGGCAATCATTTCTTACTGCCTGGACACCTCCAAGCTCCAGCCCACTGGCACCCTCAACTTCTCCCGCCTCGACAATTACCGCCTGGTTGTGCCCTCGACCCTGACCAACGGCATCCAGGGTCTGGCAAGCACCAGCATCAACTACCCAACCCAGTACCTATACGCAGTCAACTACAACGTGTTCCGTATCCAGAACGGTCTCGGTTCTTTGCTTTACGCGAATTAGAAATTTTTTCTGCATAAAGAATAGACACCAGGTTATAGTATGGGTATGTACCCAGCCCGACCGTGAAATAACAGTGGAGCATCTTTTCTTCGATACCATCAGGTGAAATGCACTTGCTCGTGTGGGCATTCATCGCTTGTATCGTATTTTTGATAACTTATAACCCACGTACGGGAAGCCTCGGTAAATTTTTTACTAATCAAGAATTAGTAGAGGACAATGACCAGAGAACGACACAAAGCTATAGCGATCCCAGTATCTCACGTGAATGACATACCTCATTTCCTTGTAGTCCACGATAGGCGCTACAAAGAATGGACCTTCGTAACAGGCGGATGCCGCCGTCGAGAAATTTATAACCCACTCCGATGTGCGGTTCGAGAACTCGAAGAAGAAACCCGTGGTATGATCAATTTAAAACGTGGCTCATACGCCTATTTTAAATTTATCACAAACACACCCGAACCTCGCGACATTGAGGACGGGGTAGATGTTATAAACCATTATCACGTGTATGTCTTTGACATGCCCATGACTTCAATAGAGCACAGACACATCGTGAAGCGATTCACTGAAGAAAAGGAGAAAATGGAGGGAAATCAGGTTCCTTTTCGCAAAAATTACGACGAGAATGACGACTGTAAATTTGCAAGTCTTGACACCATATCCCAATATCAGAACCTGTGGCCTATGATTCGTCAGCACGTTATCAGAAACCCAGAGTTTCAGCAGGCAATTGCAGCAACCAACAAGACTCCGTTCAATTTGCGTGGTTAAAATATTTTAGATTTAATATATGACTCGATCAAAAATTGATCTCGCTACACATCTGCTCAAGCTGTGTAACGACACCACGACGAAACCAGAGGACCTTGCAAATGTAATGACCATTCGTAAACTTCACTATGAGATTGAAAAGGCTGAAGCCGACCTCGAGGAAATTGAAGATAAAATTAAGCAGGCAAAGGAAACTCCCACACAAAAGAAACCTAAATCATTTTGGGCATTTTTGACTATGGATTCATCCGACGACGAATAGGTGCTCCTTTTGATAATGAATTCGCCATGCAACGCCCATAACAAGTGTACCCGCAACAACACCTAATAGGAACTCTACCACCATATATAATTTAACTTCTAAACCTTTAGGTCATGCTCACTTAGAGTAAAAACTCATAATATCAGTAATGGATAAATGGAAGGTCCCACGAGGGACTGGAACCCATGTTCTCATGGATGGTGGAATTCTCATGGTTCCTCGGGAAGAAATCCGGGAATTTCACCAGGCATACGTTCAGACAATTAATTTTGGATCAAAATTGTTTGTGGTTGAGCAAAAGACGGATCGTTTCAAGTTTTTTGTAGACTTGGACTATAAAGCCCCAGAAAAATTAAGTGATGAAGATCTTCTTCAATTTTGTTCTATAATTCATGAAAGTCTGGGAGGGGACAAAGTTTCAGAGTGTCTCATTGCCAAGGCTAGACCTCGGTCAGTAGGGGGACCCCAGGGGACTTCCCTCATAAAGTCTGGAGTTCACATCCACTGGCCGCGCCTAATTGTCACTCGGACCGAAGCAATTAATTTAAGATCAAAATTGATTCAGGCTCTAGGTGAAGGACCCTGGGACACGGTCATAGATGCCTCAGTCTATGGGGGTTCAGGACTCAGGATGCTTTGGTCGCACAAGAAACCCACAGGCGACCCCTATATTCCCTGGCGTCAGCTCAACAGTACGCGGGAATTTTCAAAGGTTCCGAGTGAAGAAATTTTGGAACTGTTTTCCGTCAGGACGGATGAAAACTCTCAGGAGCAAAAAGTCAATATTGAAATCTCAGGAATTGATGAATATATTCAGAAATATCTCGTAGGTCAGGAGAAGGCTCGCATCAAGCGGATTCACAGGCACGAGCATGACGGGTGGTACGTCCAGACTGACTCAAAGTACTGCGAAAATATTCGACGCGAGCACAAGTCGAACCATGTATGGTTTTCCATTCACTCAGGGCGCATATCTCAGAGATGTTTCGACCAGGAGACGTGTAACGAGTTTCACGGTCGTGAACATATTCTTCCTCCATCAATAGTAGAGCAGCTCAATGATGTTGCTATTGTGGGTAGTCCTTCTCTTACTTTTCTTATGGATTTTCTTCCCGATGGGACCAAAAGCCCGATTCAGGAAGTACGAGCTCATGGTCCATCCATACTCGGGCCTGGACCCAGTCAGCTGGCACAGATTTTTGGACAATCTCCACGTGTTCGAACAGTCGGCTTCAACCCGGCTTGACACAGCCACGGAGGCACTTTACGCAGCCGTGGAGAGCATCAGGGACCTCGCACTTGGAAACCGCCGCGCGGATGATGGACAGTATCAGGATGAGCTTAATCTCATCGCCACAAACCTGGGGCTTGAAGGAGAATTTATTTTGAATCAAAATTCAATTTCTCAAGGTCTTTACTTCTATCCAAGATACTTAAACAATACGTTCGAAGATTATATAGAAAATGCGGGCGACCCGGGGCACCTCAAAACCCACGGGCAATGAGACCACTCGCGTAGCGAGTGAGACCCCCCTCCAAGTTCTTGCAGAGGCTGCTGCAGCCGAGGCTGCTGCAGAGGAGGTTCCCACGACGCGCACACGCTCAGGGCGTGTGTCCAAGCCTCCCGTAAAATACGAGCCTGTCGAGCAGGTCGAGGACGATTACGATGCTGATGATTACGACACTGAGGACCCCGATGACATTTCAGAGGAGATTGAGACGGAGAGCGACGAGGAGGAAGATGAATCTGATGCTGATGATGATGGAAATTTGGATGGATTTGTTGTAGCAGATAAAAGCGAGAGTGGTGATTCTGACAGTGAGGATGGACAACCTACCGTTCCTGACAAAAAACAACACAGAGTCCCAGTCAAGAAACGCACCCCCGCCGCTCCCAGAAAATGAGTGGCCATCTCACGATTCCCCTCGGCGTTTTGAACCATTGTATAATATGGACAATTCACAGCAGAAGAAGGACATTTTCGAGTCTTTTAAGGAGAATCAAATTGGTCTAATTCTGTTGGGAATGGTTATCGGTTTTCTGCTTGCAAATATGCGTCCCGTTGTTTTTCAGGCGAAGTAGTCCCAGTTCCGAAGGAGGACCTTCGGTCCGACGGGAACTGAAAGTTCCCTGAACTGTCCTCGCGGAGCGTGAAATAAGTTGCTACGCAACTTGAACAGAATATAAAGGCGCGTTCGGTGAAGGATCGTCATATCCCGTAAAATCACCAATAGGACCCGTGCGTTTCACACGGACATCCTCTTGTAAAAATCCCAGCCAAGGATTCTCACGAGTCTGATCGGCTGATTCCATATCCCTAAATACCTCAAACTGATTGTCGTAAGCAGCAACAGGTTGAGATATTCTAGCCGGTGCCGGTGGGAACCTCAGGTACGCAATGTACATGAGGACCGCAATGATCACCAAAGCTAAAACTTTAAAAAACATTTTCTAATATTTGCAGCGAAATTAAACCAGTCGCGCAGCGACTGTTCCTAGGGAGCTGTGGGAGTCTCGGGAACCTCATCGTCATCCGCCTTTGACTCGTCACCCTCGGTGATGACTGTCACAGCGGGCATCTTGCGCTCCTCCATAATCTTGGCGACGCGCTCGTCGGCAATCTTCACGAGAGCTGGCATATCCAGGTCTGGAAACTCCTCCTTGATACCATCGATAAGCTCGGCTGGGTGAGGAATGGGTGGCACATCTGGCTTGGTATAGAACTTGGAGTTCTCGTCTGAAGGATCGATGTATGGGTATGGACCTGGCTGAGGCTGTGCCATCATGTCACGCTTGCGCTTCTCGAACATGGAAGCTGCCGCGCTCTGGTTCGCACGGTACTTGGTCATAATCTCCTCCAGCTTCTCATTCTGATAGTGAACATCCTCAATCTGATCACGGTCTGGAGGAATCAGGAGCCACTTGTACATGTCGACCACATAAATGTCCACGAGAGCATCCTCCTTCTGGAGGCGCTTCGCGTGACTCGCCGCCTCGTCACGGGTGGAAAAGCACCCGCGAATCTTCATGCCCAGCTTCTCATTCTTCTGGGGCTGATCTGGACCAACAAAGGAAATGCAAGCAAAGTACTGTCCTGGAACAGTCAGGTAATCAGTCTCAAGGGAACCCATTGAAATAACTAGGGCTTTATTTTTTAAGTTCTAAACGCGAATCAAATTCAAAAATTCGTGTCATGTCATTGGATAAGGTTGTGAAACGTTGAAGGATCAACCAAACATGGAAGCTCTCCGAAGACTTCATAATCAGTGCAAACGTGACCATATCACGATTTGGGTCAAGCGTGGAGACCACGTTCTCGACTGTGGTTGCGGAAGAGGAGGTGACTGGCACAAATGGAAAGCAGTCGGTGCAAAGGTTTACGCTATAGACCCAGATGGCGAGTCACTTAACGAGGCTGAAAGCCGTGCCATTGAGATGAATTTCGGGGTCTGGTTTCTAGGCACGGGAACAATCATACAGGCGGCTTTTGCGGGTCCATTTGACGTGGTGTGCTACAACTTTTCGATCCACTACATCATGGACGACCTCGAGAAATCTCTCAAGGCGATCGAGTGTGCGGTAAAACCGGGGGGGCTCTTGATAGGCATCACACCCGAAAAGTACAATGCCGAACGCATGTGTGACTCACACGGTCACTATGAGGATCGGCTCGGCAACACGTTCGATATGTACGAAGGCGGTCGGAGACTCTTGGTGCGTCTGACCGATGGACCGTTTTATGCAGATGGAGCACGTGATGAACCACTTCTTGATTTTGAAATGTTGCACGACGAGTTGCGAAAACTGAACTTTGACCTCATGTTCCGGGGACCTATGCTGGCAGAGCCCAATGGGCTCATCTCGGACCTTTATTCCAAGTTTGTGTTTCGCCGTAGAGAAAATCTAAGCGTGTAATAGTAGATGGAATATATTCCAATTTTCGTAATGTTATTTGTCGTTCTCGTCTACATAGTCTCAGTAAATAAAGAACCCGAAATGCTCAGTGAACTCAAATACAGGTATTGGATTCTACTTGAATTATTGCGTCGCACAGGAGACCCGCTTTGGCATCCGGTCTGCAAACCCTCCATCATCACGGGCATGATTGACTGGAGCAAGGACAAAGGACCTATCGGTTCGAATGTGAATAAAGGGTACGAAATTTACATCTGTCTGGATGGAGGCGATGTAAATTCGGCTATGTATGTATTGCTTCATGAGCTGGCACATATGTCAGTACCGGAATATGATCATACTAATAAATTTTGGCAACATTTTGAGAAACTTAAGAAAATTGCGATAGATGGCGGAGTTTATACAGCGTCAGGGACTCGCACATATTGTGGGGATACTGTGAAAGATTGAGGTAGAGTCGCGTAGCGACTCCCGTCTAACTTTTGACTGGCGGGATCTAAAGACTGGACACTACGTGTCCTACTTTGTCTCACTGTCCATCAACAAGATACTTCTTTGCCATATAGAAAACGATGGCTGCGATGAGTGCAGTCACAGCCAGACCGGTCAGAGACACGTCACCTGATGGACCGTGAAACTTGGGAACCATCTCTCCAAGCTTGCCCTGCACTGGCTTGGAGAATGCGACGACCGCGGCAACGCCAGCCAGTAGCGCCTGGTACTGCTCGTCCTGGAGACCGAATGGGTTCTTGCTCTTGGACTTTGTGTGCGTCTCACCACCACCACCGTGGTGACTGGTCGCCTTTTGTGGGACGTATGCCGAGCCCATCATCTCGTCCTGCATCATCTGCCCTGGACCGGGCATGACCTCCTCAATAGGTGTTGCGAAATCTGCCATTTGAGATTCCACAACATCTTTTTCAGGCTCATTAAATGGCATTCTCAAGAGACCGGTTGGAGGTCCGGTCTGCTTATTTTCAGTAGTCTGCCGTTCGAGGGCTGCTCGAGCTATTTCTTCATTTAAATTGGGTTCTTGGGGGGGAATCGCTGACATGATAGTGTCTACACTAGGGTCGTAGGTCATGACACCAGCCATTATTGAATTTTAGATGGAAATTAAGTGGAGCTGGCTACCGCGACTTTTTGACTACGACCGTTTCACCCCGTCTCTTTGGTTCAGCTACATTTCCCTGAGGTCCATTAGCGGCACGTGGGTTATAGAAGCGCTGGTGATACTGCCAGAAGGACGGTCCACCCACTCTGAAATTTTTGCGAATCGGTGCCTTGTACCAAAAGACACAGTCTGAAATCTTATTACTCTTTGAGGTGTTATCCAGTACCATACACTCATAGTTTTCAGTACACGAGTCCATAACTTGACAGAACTGGTCAAATGTTGGGAAAACTCCGAAAAAAGCTTTGTAAAGGTTTTCACGATTCTGCCTGACGTTATCGCGAAGCGCAAAAACATAGTCAACGTTGGTTCGCACGTAAGGAAGCATGTCCATGCAGTACTGGGTCGTGAGCATGAAAAAGATGTTCCAGTGGCGACCATTCATGAAAAGTCGGCGCATACAGTCGTCTCTCATGAAAGCTTTGTCGTACATGCAATCGTCCATGAGGAGAAAAACCGAGGGAGCTTTATCCTTCCCTAGACTCTTGACGAGCCGGTGCTGTCTCTCGAGGAGTTTTTCAACTGCATCTCGTCTGTATTCACCATAAACAAATAGATCAGGAATAAACTGTTTATAGTGACCGTTTCCATCCTCAGTACCTGACATGGCAATACCTGCTGGTATATGCTTCTTGTGCCAGAGAATATCAGTGACCAGTGTTGATTTGCCCGTCCCACGCTTCCCTATGAAAACACACACCTTGTCGTCGCCAATTTTTGACGGATCAAATCGCCTGAGTTGCAACTGACTCATCCTGAAATACTCGATCAAAATTCAGGGTGGGCTGGGGCGCATTTGAGCGCGAAATAAGTTCTGCGAACTTAGTAGGAATGTCCGCTGGTTATATCCAGCTGGCAGCAATTGGGCAACAGGATGCATATCTCACGGGATCGCCCCAAGTGACGTATTTTTCAGGGATTTATAAGCGTCACACCCCCTTTGTGCTTGAAGCCTATGATATTCCATTTCAAAATCAGCAAGTTGTCTATGGACAAAACAATATATGTAAGATTCCACCAAAAGGAGATCTCATACGAGCGCTCACGCTTAAAGTTGATTTGCCTGCACTTTTTGATCCAGGAACTTTTTGGGCTTGGCCCATAGTTGCATCGGCAACAACTTATCCAGAGATCATCATTAATGGAACTTATTTTAGTCTCCCATTTCAGGGTATTACATATTATTCGACATACAATCAGTCGTCGTGGATTAATACACAGCTCGCAAGTTTTGTAAGTTATTCAACTGCAACAAATCAAATTATTTTTTCAAATTGCGCAACGCTAGAGGTGGCTCAAAACGGTGGAGTATTTTGGGGACTCGATCCCAAAGTGGGTGCAATTTCACCCACAAATTCTTCCAATTTGATTTATATTGTAGGAACCTCGATGTCGAATGCCGCCGCCAATAGTATCGCAACATCAAATCTGTCTGCAAACTATATTTCAAATGTAGTTTCATCAAGCCCGTCTAATTTCACGCTTCAACAGGCAGGATGGATTCAGAGTACGGGTTTACCTCGAGTTAATACAAGAACCAGTCTTTTTCTGAGTCTTACCACTGGTCAGACTTATTCTATAACAGGGGCTACTCAGAGTTTCCTAAATTTTTATAATTGGACAAACCAGGATACGGTTGCGACATATGCAGTCACGACCAATGGTCGACTCAAGTTTACGACATCGGGATTTTATATTGTTCGCGCGGGATTTTCACTCGGAACAGGTTCAGTGCTCAATATTGCATACGGTTCAGATCCAAATGAAAGTATCTATCCAAATGGAATTCCAATCGTGCCTCAATTTGCTTACTCGTGCGATTTCCGTGTTTCACCCGATCCATCCATGCCTCTTCTTATGCCTCTTGTCGTAGCAAATGCAGCAAATACATATTACTTTTACGCAACTACAACTTCAACTGTGACTCAATTTACTCCAGGAACTTATTTGACAGTCACACCCGTCGATGATTTGTATATGTTTAATACTAATACAACAGTTTCAAGCAATATAGTTCCGTTTTATTCAAATATTGTGTCACCCCAAAACACAACAGTGACCCTTGGGTCTGATCATTCCATGACATTTAGTTCGACAGGGACATGGTTGCTGTCCGGTGTCATATATCTTCAACAAGCACCCAAAAATTACGTGGCGAATGTTTCAGTGTGGAACACAAGCTCAACGACCCCGGATTACGCGTACACAACTCTAAGTCGTCAGGGTCGAGATCCCACCATCGCGTTCAGTATGCCTATAGTAGTTACGAGCACGAGTCAGAAGTATTACACAAACGTGTATTCAGATTCAGCTATAACCATTTTAAACACATCTTATTATTCAATTACTCAACTAGGTGCGCAGACATATACAGGGTATGAGACCGTTCTTTCCAATAACGGCATTTTGCTTAATCCTTCTACTGAAATTCAAACCATAGGACCAAATACTCCGTTGAATTTTAAAACAAATTTCAGTCTCCCAGCGGGAACGAATTCCACAATTATATCAGTGAACCAAACGACTGGAAATCTTCAATTTTCGAACATTGCCACGTATATGTTGACAGCGGTATTGTCGTCATCGGATAACGTGAAGAGTATCACGTTCGGGACTAACACGTACAACTTTGACATAGGGGGTCTTTTCCCTCAATATACTGTGACGGTTCCATATCGCGTGACTCAGACTGCTACAGATATCCCCATCACTATAACGACTGATCAAGCGGGTTCAACAACAAGTATATATTCAAACACGTACATATCAGTTTACCCCGTCGCTTCAAACGTGATTCCATCCGTCAGTTATAACTACTACGACTCTGTCGGAACATGGCTCGTGAACCGTGCAGAGTTGGTCATCGGTGGTCAGACAATTCAGACACTTACAGGAGAATTTATAGAAATTTATAATGATCTATATGTTCCCTATGAAAACCAACCGGGACTCAAATTGCTCACAGGAAAATACGATACTTCAACCCAAATTTATCCACCCGGTCGAACATATTTCGTAAATCTTCCATTTTATTTTTTTCAGAATCCAGGACTTTACTTGCCACTCGTGTCTCTGGGACGCCAAGATGTTGAGGTTCACGTAACATTCAGAAATCTTCAAGATTTGACAGCCGTGAACACTTCAAGTATAACTACACCACTTACTGCAACTATCATCACAGAATACGTCTATTTGGCAGATCCTGAAATCAACTGGTTCAAAAAATCTAAAATTGATTATTTGATTCAACAGTGTCAATATCAAGAATTTGACCTGGCGTCTCAATTTACATCGGCAATTTTAAACCTTGACTTTATCAACCCAATTCGTGAACTCTTTTTTATTGTTCAACTGGACGGAACCACACCCTATCAATATTCTGACTTGAACAGCCTGGCTATGAATTTTAATGCATCAGAGGCATTCACTGCCGATGTGACGGATGCACTCTATCTCAACTCTATAGAACCGTTTGAGCACTATACAAATTATCCAACCAGGCAATTTTACATGTACTCCTTCACAAATCAGGCAAATACCCCCAAACCGTACGGTCAGGTGAATTTTAGTCGTATTCGTGACATTTTTCTTCAACTCACTACTAATGCATATTCGAGTCCAAAACAGTTACGAGTCATAGGAATAAATTACAATATTTTAAGCATAAAGGACGGTATTGCCGGACTCATGTTTAACTCGAATGATTTTTAGTCGGTTTCGCTACGCGACTGGTTTTTTAATCCTAGAATGTACTAGAGATGGCAGGAAGAGCCAGTTTGTCCTACCTCGGACAAGAGGATATTTATTTGAGTTCAGACCCGGAAGTGACGTATTTTGTTGAAAAATATGTGGGTCAGACCTTGTTTTCTTCGAGAGTCATCAGGGTTCAATTTCCAGCTGATAATACGGTCATTTTCGGAGCTGAGAAGACGCTCGTGCTCCCCAGAGCCGGTGATCTCATCACAAACATGTACCTCAAAGTTTTTCCACCTTCACTGGGTGCTGGAGTACAGGTTCTAGATTCGGTCGGTACTCTTATGATCCAGTACGTGGAACTGTACATAGGTTCTGAACTTATAGAGAGAATTTACGGAGAATATCTTGAACTCAGGTTTGATTTATCAATTTCAACAGGAAAACAAAAAGCACTCCAGAATCTCATTGGAAAATATCTCATACAACCAGTTCCTGTGAATGCAAGTTACACAATTCCTTTGCCATTTTATGTTTTCAGACGAGGTCTTCCGCTTTGTGCATTCAAAGAGGATGTGACGTTTAAAATAGTATGGAATCCTTCGACACTATTCACGTACCCATCAGTGAATATAGTAGCTCCGTTTTATGCTTACTTGGACACGGAGTACACATATATTTCTGACCAGGAAATCAAGTACATAAATTCTAAACCTCAAATTTATCCTATAGAGCAAGTCCAGCGCGAAGAGTTTTTTGCACCTCAGGGCGTCAACCAGATCCAGTGTCTCGGAGAGTTTTTGAATCCAATAAAGCAATTTTATTTCGTTTTTCAAAATGATTCGGCACTAGGGTATGATTACACGACTAATGGAAGTTATATGTCAAACGGAACAACGTTTGAACAGCTCAGTCAGCTCGTGCTCGATTTTAATACGACTGAGCGTATATCAAAGGATGTGGGACTTCCTGTATTTCTTCGCGTGATTCAACCGCTCGAGTACCATACACGTATTCCGAGTAGAATTTTTTACATTTATTCATTCAGTCTCGACCCCGAACTCTACGATGAACCCACAGGCGCCGTCAACATGTCCCAGATTAAGAATCAAATTTTTCAGTTCACTCTGAATTCCAGCACAGCAAACAGATACATACGAATTTATGGAATAAATTACAATTTCCTCCAGGTGAAAGATTCTTCAGCCAGTATGGTATTTTCAAACTTTCACTAGTTAAAACTAATTTTGGTTTAAAATTCAAAATGGAGGATGCCGCGATAGATATCATGATACCTGTTCTCGAGTCTGCAACTGTCCTTGCAGCCCACTATGCCAAAGCGTGTGGACGTGACGTCATTCTTGCGGAGGATATGCGGTTGGGACTCATGTATGCAGCCCGGAACGTGACAGGTAAACAGATTGGTCCTATTTATCCCGAGGTTTGGGACGAGTCGGACGAGGAAGAGGAGGAGGAAGAGGAGGAGGAAGACCCAGTGTGGGTCAGGTACGAAGGACAGGACGACATGGCAAACAAGATGAATGAGTGTGCAGACACGTGGGACACGTGGGACCCCGAGTCTCCAGCCGAACGTGCGTTGAAATCCGCCGTAGACAAACAGAGGGAAAATTAGATGGACTCAGAAGAAGAAGAGCTTGAGCCAAAGGTGAAATACTCCTTCATAGTTTACGAGGAAGACTATGAAGAAGAAAAGGAAAATGATCAGGACGAAGTCCAGCCTTGGGACCCGTCCGATATTTTTTTTCGCATCAAATAGTAAATGTCTGGTCTTCTGTCAAGCGTTGCTCTTCAGCTGGAGTCCCAGTCTCTGAACTCCATCGTCGCCGGTTTCTCGTTCGCCAGCGCCATTGCATGGATGGACGTTGTGCGTTTCCTCATTTCCCAGGTGGTCCAGGTGTCTAAGAATGGCGGACAGTACTATCTGCTGAGCGCGCTGTTCACCACCCTGCTCGCCATCATTGTGTACATGGCAATCAAGACCCTGGCTTTCAACGTGAAGATTAACGAGCCAAGCAACCCAGTCTACGCAGTGACCCGGGCTTAGACGCCACCAGGTTTGAGAGTTTTCCAAGCCGCAAATGCAGCAATTAAAACTAAAATTATAATCAACCAGGGAATTTTTGTTTTCTTCTCTGGGGGTGGTGGAGGCACCATTGTCATTGCCTCCACGATTCTCTTAATTTCCACATCTTGGAGTGGCGGCGGGGGAGGTAAACGCCGAACGTCCTCTTCCAGGACGTGTGCCCTCAGAATAAATGCATGATTATCTGATCCTCTAAAATTTAATAAATTTCCGCGAGTATCGTACCAGTTTATAGTCAAGCGCTGGAGACTATTGATGGGTTCAGGATAGTAGACTGAAACAGTATAATCTGACTTTTCATGATAAATCTTCATACCCCCAGAAGGAGTGTCCATCATGATGGGTGCAAAAGCCCTGTTTATATTTGAACCACTGACGGTTCCTGTCTCTCCACTGAGAGCCTTGGCATCGATATGACTCGGTGTTTTGAGTTCATCTACATCAAGAAATATATACTCGTTAGCATTCATGTGAATAAGTGTATTTGACTTGAATATATAAGTGCCTGAGTAACACGGATCGAGTGTCGTAGCAAGTTTTGAACTAAAATTGGTAGTCTGGGGAATTCCCATAAGGTTTGACAATTCCGTTGAGTTTATACGAAACTGAAAGCTCATTGTATTTGAAAGTATAAAATGACCCTCATTTGAAAGATAATTCATTGAAAATGCATTGTTGACAGCGGCAGTCAAAGCACTTGAAAGTCCTCCAGCTGAGTAAAATCCTTCATTCAGTGAGATGTTCGATGATCCTACTGTGATTACATTTGATCCATTCGTGAGATTATACATGGTATTGGGAACGCGCGTACTGACGAGATCGACCCGGGTCACATTCTTGATAGGTGTAGTTAGGTGCAAGGTATAGGAATTACCTGAAGGATATAGTTTGGCATCCCTGTTTCTAGAATCTGCAAATATTAATCGGGTTGACTCCATCTAATTTTGTACTAGAAATTAAACAAAAGGGGGTCCCGAAACCCACAAAACTAGTGAACGTCGAGTTCCTTTGGTAACGGGGGTGACACGGTGACGCAAAAAACTGGGAAACATGATCATAGATCCCTTTTCCTTGTTACATATTCTATACGGACTTTCTCCATTGTGAACTTGTAATTCACCTCCATCATATTCACTTGGATCACTCAGTTGAATTACTACAGACAACTTGCGTGTAGTGTTTGTGTCATTTCCAGTATCAAGGTGCCAATCATAATGTCCTTTGTAACTTTCATCATATTCTGTGTATTGAATATCGTTTATTTCAGATAAATTAAATTTGAAAAATTCATTATTAAATTTTTCGACATTTTTAAATATTTTTAGATACAAATTAAAAAATTCAGAAGTTTTGGGTAAAAAATAAACTTTAGAACGTCTAATATTTTCAACCACTTTACCCGAACCTATTTCTCCATTTTTCAAATTGAAATTTTGAAGACGGGTCCTCAATTGATTAATTTCATTTTCATTCAAAAAATCGGGTATACGTTGAGGACCTAAATAATTATTAGGGTTGGGTCTGAATAAGAGTCTAAATTTTTCAGGTTCTTGACCCCATATATCTTCAATTCCTAATGTCTTGAGACTATCTTTTGTAAATTTAATACCGAATGAAAGCCGACTTCCAGTCATGGTAATAACTGCATGCCAAAACGGAAATCCTTGTGGTTTCAAATTAAATACAAGACTTGTTCCATCTATATCTTTAATAGCGTGAATTTTACCAGAAATTGGATGTTTGTAAAGAAAGTAAGAATTACCCCTTGTGCTTACTGTATATATGCGATAATTGAGCATATTTTCATCGTTATGCATATGACTTGTGTTTGTGTGCCAGTTGATGACGTGACCTTTGGGGTACAGATAGAAAGGTCCAGATTCTACGAGATAATGGGGTAAAGGTACTTTTTGGGAAAGTCCTGGAAGAACTATAGATGGGTTTATATCATTTGGAAGATCTTGCCCACTTGAAAGATCTGGATTTAAAAATTCATCCAAATGTGGAAACTCTGTACCAGGACGTTCACTTTCTTTATGAGCTATCGCGAGTTCTTTGAATATGACGCGAGTTGGTTGACTGAAAGTTTCAGATGGAAATGTCAGAGTATAATGTTTTTTGAGATTACTCATTTCATCATTAAAGTCAGATCCGTCGACGCGTTTAATACAACATGGCGTATCTTCAACTTCAGTTTGTTTCTTATTCAAGACGTCAACTACGAAATTATTTTCTTCGAAATCATGAGTACCGACCCAAACTTGTCCATCTTCCGAAATTGAAAGACCTCTACATATGCGTCGCAAATCTGGAGACACTGGATCTACCGTCCATACCTCCTCCACCTTTCGGGACACTGTATTCAATTTACAAATTGTATTAGTCGCATCTGAAAAATAAATTTCATGACCGATGATGACCAGATCATGACAAAAATATCTCCCGGTTTCAAAAGTATCAATGAGTTTCCAATCAGGTCCAAACATGGTAATATGAGAAGGATGACGTTCTTGTGAAGGTTTACCGTCTATTATGGCGTTTTTAAGATGAGGACACATCACGTAAAACCTATCATCTTGTACAGTAATTGCGTTTGCATGGAGATACTTTTCATATGAGCCGTTATATCCTTTTTGAAAGTACCATGATGAAATTGCCTTTTCAAATGGACGAATAACGTGTTTTTTTGAATGGTCATTTAGATTTAAGACTGTAATTTGCTGAACATACGTCTCTAAAATATAAAGGTGATCTTTCCAGATGCAAATTTGATGAACTCCGTTATCGAGTCCTGTAAGAATCTCTTTTTTATTCACCATATCTCCATTTTCATCTAGTTCAAATTGTAAAATATATCCCTTGAAAGTTGGGTTTGTAATTTCATTTGCGTGGGTTCCAAAAGCGTACCAAACAGGTCCCTGATGCGTTAGTCCGAAAAATTTCCCATCAGTGAGCTTTTTAGTAAAATCTAAATATATCCCTTTTCTGGATGTTACTAGGTAACTCATTAATATTTTTAGTTATTTAATTCTCTAAGTTTCCACGCAATCGTGACTCTCATCTCAGGTGAAAATCTCGTAGGACTCATTCCGCGATGAAACAGATTACTCATGAACAAAAGCCCTGAATTACTCGTCGGTTGAATAGACTTGAAAGCACAATCAGTTTCTTTGAAATCTGTAGTGCCTCCATATGCGTCGAGATCACAGTCTGAGATTTCATTCAAATAAATTAGAAAGGTCCACGCTTTTGGGTCGGTATTGTCCTGATGCCAAGCACCGTCGAGACCATGCCATTGCCCATTTGCGTAAACCCTATCGAGTTGCATTCTACAACCTACAAGATTTTGAACCTTTTCAAAAAGCTCTTTTGAAAAAAAATCGTTATTCATGAGATCCATGTATAGAAACTTTACTGCACTATTTGGATTTCCAGATGATCCCCGTGAAGTCCATTGTCCATTATCAATTACATGTTTAGCTCTATTAAACTCATTCACAGTCAAAACATTTGTGAAACGCCGGATAGGTTCTGGTGGACTTTTTTTGGATTCTTCAACCTTGCTGATAAACTGGGTTATGGCATAGCGCCCACTTCCCATAAGAGGTGTTACCTCATGTTCAGTACATGACGGAAAAATCAAAAGACAGTTATTATCGATTGGAACCTTGAAATCACCAAAACATATATCACCACCAACAAACATCTTCGGTTCTTTCCAATAGTAATGAATCGCCGTCACGATTGACGCATCTACGTGTGACTTGTAGTGACCTGAATCTTCATAGTAACTCACGAGTGTACCATCATGATTACAATGATTTATATACCTAAAAAACCAATTTTCTTTTGTGAGGTCATGAATAAATTCAGGTCTAAATACCTTACGATTCAATTTACATATAGGATGATTTCCTTCTAAGAAGATACCTCTATTTTCCTTCTTCACATTTCCAAGAATATCATGAGCTGTTCCTGTTTTTTCAGGTCCCCCTAAATGAGGCTTAAGTTTTTCGAGTTCTCCACTCAAAAGTTCTAACTCATCTTTTGAATAGAAATTGCGTACTATACAAAAGGTGACGGGTTCTGTATAAACCTCCATTGTTATTAAAAGTTTTCTTTTGTTTAAGTCGTCTAATTGTGCGTAGTTCCTTGGAAAAGAATAACACCCTGTTGTGTCTGAAAAGCAGCTGTCGGGGCGGCTGCGAGCTGATTCTGAAGAAAGGTTGTGGCACTCGTTTGGTACTGTCCTGTCGCTGGACCCGTCGACTGAAATGACCCTCCTACGGTCGTAAGAGTTCCTATATTTCCTATACTCAGTAAAATTGTAGAACCAGTTTCACTTCCGGGTTGCGCCTGAGCACCTGGTTGAGTATTGACCCAATATCCGTTATATAGGGTTCCCTGTGCTGCTTGAGCCACCTGAGGTGTTTTAGTATCATTATTAATTCCAGTTGTACGTTGATGATTCACCTGAGTTACAGTATCATTAGTAGGAACCTGGTACGTGCGCTGATGATTCACCTGAGTTGTAGTATCATTATTAGGAACCTGGTAAGTACGTTGATGATTGACTTGAGCATCGCTGTTTGCACCAGCTATGCGTTGATGGTTCTTTGTATCATTGTTTGAACCTGTTGTACGTTGATGGTTCTTTGTATCATTATTTATAGTTTGGAGAGTGCGCTGATGATTATTTTGAGTAGTATTAAAATGTTGATTATTATAATCTTGCCCTGAATTGAAGTCATGATTATAAGGTACACGATATACAACAGTATCATTGTATCCATAATGAGTTATAGAAGTTGCCGTCGTAGTTCTAACTTGATCATAATTAATATTAAAACCGTCGTGATGAATATGATCGTGAAATTGAACAGTATTTAAATATGTATCATTATTAAGTCCAGCTGTGCGTTGGTGATTGACTTGAGCATCACTGTTTGCACCTAACGTGCGTTGATGATTGACTTGAGCATCGCTGTTTGCACCTGTCGTGCGTTGATGGTTCTTTGTATCATTGTTTATAGTCTGTTGAAATAAACGCTGATGATTTACCTGAGTTTTAGTATCATTGTTTATAGTCTGTTGAATTAAGCGCTGATGATTTACCTGAGTTGTAGTATCATTGTTTATAGTTTGTGTAGTGCGTTGGTGATTGTTTACTTGTGAACCCGATGGTTTTGCCTGATTTCCCGAAGGTGTCTGAATCTGAAAAGCTCCCTGAACTACTGCATTGTTCCAAATTGAAAAGTATCCAGAAGATGCAATAGCCGTTACAGTGGGCGCGCCTGAACCTACAATATATCCAAGAGTCCTTGCTGCTAAATTAGTACCAATCTGAATCTGTTGTCCCGGCGTACCACCTGACGGGTTTGAAGGATCCCTATAAAAGGTTCCTGTCGTATTATTAAACTTTCCAAGCTGAACAGGATTTCCTGCTACCGCCGGAGTTGCCCCAAGAGTTGCACCTATATTACCAAGCTGAATATTTGTTCCTGAAGTAGCGACGCCAATTTGTACAAGGCGAACCTGTGACATCTATTAAAACTGAAGATTTTGTTTTTAAATAATGAACGAATATACATGGTTCGATCACCGTAGATATTCACAAATAACATGTAGATACCCAGATCGAAAGTTTTACTCTGATTTTTATAAGGCACGTCGTATGGAGTATATAATTACAGGCTGGCTCTATCACAGAGCTCCTTGATTGCCTCAATAAGCAATGGAACCAATTTCTCATATTGAATTGTTAGGTATTCGTTATTTATAGGGGCTTGACGAATAACTTCCGGGAGAACCTTCTGGACCTCCTGTGCGCTCAGACCTACGTGAACATTGTCATCCATACCCATGCCTTGAGCTAAATCGTTCCACTTGTATTGGAACCCGTTCAGCGCCTTGACCTTCTCAAGAGCACCTTGGATATTTCCAAGTTTTGTCTTGAGACGATCATCCGACGCATAAGCAACCACATCCCCGACCGAGGAGACGCCATTCGTTCCAGCATTCACAGCAAGTCCGGAAACATACGCATTTCCTATGATGTTATCGACTGAGACTGTAGTTCCAGTACCTCCATAAAAGGTTCCCCCCGTGAATGTAGACCCCGAGAATGTACCCTGAAAAAGACCCGTGTGAGTGTCACCACTGAAAGTAGTTCCTATAAACGTAGTTCCCGTGAAATTAGGAGCAGTCATTGCACTTGAAGCTCCGAAGGTGGTTCCCGTGAAAGTCCCTCCCGTAAATGCAGCTCCCGTAAATCCCGTAGAGGCTGTGATGGTTGTTCCACTCACGGTCGTTCCTGCAAAAGTCCCTCCGTTAAAAGCAGCCCCTGTGAATCCCGTGGAGGCTGTGATGGTTGTCCCATTTACAGTCGATCCTGCAAAAGTCCCCCCATTAAAGGCGGCTCCGGTAAATCCTGTAGAAGCGGTGAATGTTGTCCCAGAATGAGCACCTCCATAAAAGGTTCCGCCGTTGAAGGCGGCTCCCGTAAATCCAGTAGATGCTGTGATGGTTGTTCCACTCACAGTCGTTCCTGCAAAAGTCCCTCCGTTAAAGGCGGCACCTGTAAATGCTGGAGCTGTGACTGTTCCACTCACTGTTAAACCACTCACAAAAGTACTCGTGCCTGTTCCAGAAACGAAAAAATTTCCTGTGACAACCAAATCACCAAAATTGGTGACTGTTGGCATCTTAAAAGAATACTCACATTATTATTTAATGAGAAAGGTACTGATCGCTACACCAACTTACACTGGGGATGTCACCATGAAATACACAATTGCCCTTTTGAATACCATGCGCCAAGCTATGCTACGCGGAATTGACCTTCAGGTGTGTTATACTGCAGGAGATGCCCTGGTCCAGAAGAGTCGCAATTACCTATTGACATGTGCTCTCAATAATGGATGCGATGATCTCATCTTCATAGATGACGATATTGAGTGGGATCCCGAGTGGATTTTCAAGATGCTTGATTATCCTGTCGATGTCATAGGCGGTGTATACCGTAAAAAAATTGACGATGCCGAAATTTACGCCGTGAGACTCCTAGAACCCATTCAGGGTGACTCGCGTACTGGACTCATGAAAGTTGAGGGACTTGCTACAGGGTTTCTACGCCTGTCACGTAAAGCATTCGTGTCACTCTGGGCATCATCCGAACCCTATACAAACGGCATGGTTAAAAATGAACGTATGGTTTTTGATCTTCAAATCGAAAATCAAACCCTCTTCTCCGAAGATTACGTCATGTCTAAAAAACTTTCCAATTTAGGTTTTGAATTGTGGATCGATCCCAGAATGTGCTGCGTTCACACAGGTCCTAAACCATTTGTTGGTCACTTTATAAAATGGCTTGAAGACAACGGACGTTTTCAAAAGTAATGAAGTTGATTACATTTGGTGATGACCCCTCTCAAATTATTGGTCTAAAAAGTGAATACGTAAATATCGGACTTGGAAAAAAGTACATTGATCTTTTTTCAAAGTTTGAAGCTTTAAAAGAATATGTAGAGACGGTCGACCCCCAAGAAATTCTGATATTTGTGGATGGGTACGATGTTGTCCAGAGGCGGACAGACCTTACTAATTTTGAAACAAAATTCAAAAATTCTGGGGCTGATATAATTTTCAGTGCTGAGACGTACTGTTGGCCTAACCCATGGATCGCCTACCAGTTCCCCCCGGCACCCCCTGGGTGTCCTTACCGGTTCCCAAATTCAGGAACATTTGTAGGATACGCTGGTGCCATCAAGAAGATGCTTGAATGGGACCAGTATCGCCTGAATCATGACGATCAAGGATATGTTCATGATTTTTTCCTTCGATGCAAAGATTTGAGAATTGGTTTGGATAATGGGCAAATTCTGTTCCAGACTGGGACTGGTATTCGGTGGTCAGTCCTTGACACGTGTCAAGCCTGGTTTGTGCATTTTAACGGAAAAAGTCACCACAAAAAGGATGGAACCTCGGTCCTTGCTGAGTACGCAGCTGGTTTGCCTATTGGCGCGATAGAGCAGTGGCACACAGTGCCCTGAGTTCCTCAATCTGCTTTGCCTGCTCCTTGATCGCCTCCACGAGCAAAGGAACCACCTTTTCGTATTGAACAGTCATGTAATTGTTTCCAGTTTTTCCTCCATCAAAAGGTGCCGGGCGAATCACTTGAGGCAAAACTGCTTTAATTTCTTGAGCACTGAGACCCACATGTTGCTCAAGATCACTGTACCCGTACGAATTCGCCACATCATTCCACGTAAATATAAATCCATTCAGGGATTTGACCTTCTCAATAGCGCTCGGGATGTTTCCGAGCCTGGTCTTGAGACGATCATCTGATGCGTAGGCAATCACGTCACCAGTCGATGATACAGTTGAACCGTAAAAGGTTCCTCCTGTGAAGGCAGCTCCCGTGAATCCCGTAGATGCTGTGATTGTTGTGCCGCTGTGAGCGGCTCCATAAAAGGTTCCTCCTGTGAAGGCAGCTCCCGTGAATCCCGTACTTGCCGCAATTGTCGTACCTGTTATAGTCGTTCCCTGGAAGGTTCCTCCTGTGAAGGCAGCTCCCGTGAATCCCGTACTTGCCGCAATTGTCG